GAGCCGTCACAGACGCTGTTCCAGTTGCTGGGCTTCTCTGTGGAAGCCGGTCAGCGCTTGGCCAACACAGCAGACATGCAGGTGGGTGATGGCAACCAATATGCTGCAGTGGGCACCACGATTGCACTGCTCGAACGGGGCTCGATGGTCATGTCGGCGATTCATCGTCGGCTGCACTATGCTCAAAAGATCGAATTTAAGTTGCTGGCCGAGGGTTTTGCAGCGTACCTGCCGGATGAGTATCCCTATGACGTGCCGGGTGCCTCGCGAACAATTAAGAAGAAGGACTTTGACAACATGGTGGCGGTGCTGCCCGTTGCCGATCCCAACATCTTCTCGACCGCGCAGCGCGTAACGCTGGCACAGACGCAGTTGCAGTTGGCGCAGTCCGCGCCGCAGATGCATAACATGTATCAGGCGTTCTATCGCATGTACTCGGCGATGAACATCCGTGATATTGACAGCATCCTGCGTCCGCAGCGTGTGGGCATGCCCAAGGACCCGGCTACCGAGAACGCAGATGTGCTGGATGGCATGGACCTGAAGGCATTTGCTGGCCAGTTGCACGATGCGCACATCGTTGCGCACCTTGTGCAGGGCATGTCGCCGCTGTTGCAGGGTAGCCCGATGGCAGCGATGTCCTTGCAAAAGCACGTGCTCGAGCACATCCGTTTGAAGGCCGAGGAAGAGGTCGAGGCCGAGCTCTTCCGTCAGTACGGCGTCGATCCGGACAGGCTTGTCTCTGCCATGCAGCGTGAAGCGATGATCGCGACTAAGATTGCTGATCACATGCAGCAACTGCGGGAACTGCAGCAGAAACTATCGGGCGAAGAGAACCAGACCGATCCGTTGGTGCAAGTCAAGCAGATGGAAATCGAGTCACGGTCCAAGACGGATCAGGCCAAGCTCATGCTGGACGAGAAGGAACTGCAACAGGACGGCGCGTTGGAGCAGCAGAAGATTGCCTCCACCGAGCGAATCGCAATGCTTCGGGCGATGCCCGCTTTCAAAGGAAATACAAATGCCTCTTAAAAAAGGAAGTAGCAAGAAGGTTGTCAGTGCCAACATCCGTGAGATGCGCAGCACTGGCCGTCCGCAAAAGCAAGCCGTGGCGATCGCACTGAAGACCGCTGGCAAGCGTCCGGTACGTCGCAATGATGGCTCTCCTGCTCAAGGGGAACGGGAAATGCCACAGCAACGGGAAATGCCACAGCAACGGGAAACGCCACAGCAAGGGCCGATGGAAGGTTACCCTCCGGCAAGAGGTGGTGGTTACGACGCTGCCTTAGAAAGGCTGAAGCGGGCAGATATGGATCGCCCAGAAAATAAGCGTCGCAGTCTGCCTGAAACTCTGCCTAAAAAGAGTTTTAAGGAAACGATGAATCCCAAGTTTGAAGAAGTGCGCCGCATGGAAAGAAGCATGCGAGAGCAGACACCCATGATGCAAAGAACGCCCCGCGAACTATCAGAGATTGCCGTGCCATTAAAGGGCCAACCTACAGGAAGTTTCCGCAAGGGCGGATTGGCCAGAAAAATGCAAGATGGTGGAGCTGTCCGGCAAAAGCAAGCTGCTGTAGAGGAAGGTCGTCGCGGGTACAAGAGCTCCCCGCCGGAAAAGACTGGTGTATCGATCACGACGCGCAAGCAGGTGGCCGCGATCCGCAAAAAAGGTGGCACTGTCACGTACAAGCGTGACGGCAAGTTGCCGGTGGGTGTGTACTAACAAACAGTTTTAAGGCCGACAGGCGGGGGCCCATTCCCGCTTGCTTTTACATGGAGTAACCATGCTTGAGTTTGCAGAAGCAGTGCTGCACGATATTCGTCAGCTGAAAGCCGACGCTAGTCACATTGTGTTGAACGGTTCCATGAAGACGATGGAGCAGTACAAACACATGATGGGGCGACTTGAGGGTCTAGAGTTTGTCGAGCGAGCCATAGTGGATCGTCTCAACAAAGGCAGTAACTAACCTCAACCAAAGGAGTCCCATGAGCGAAGCAGAAGTAGTACAAGAAAGGCCATTGACTGCCTTGGAGCAGAAGTGGAAGGAAGAGGAAGAGGCAAAACAGGCTCACGAGCCTGAGTTGCAGGACCTCTACAAGGGCGACAATGCCCTTGACCCCGCAAGCATGCCCGAGAAGGTGCTGGAGCGTATTCCGCGCCCCACGGGCTGGCGTATTACCGTTCTGCCCTACCGTGGTCCGGACAAGAGCAAGGGCGGTATTGCCTTGGCTGACCAGACACGGCAACTGAATCAGCTGACCACGACCTGTGGTTATGTGCTGAAGATGGGCGATCTGGCGTACAAGGACGAGGTCAAGTTCCCAAATGGCGCGTGGTGCAAGGAAGGCGACTGGGTGATCTTTGCCCGGTACGGCGGCTCCCGTATGAACATTGACGGTGGCGAAATACGCATCCTGAACGACGACGAAATTCTCGGAATCGTGCAGGACCCCGAAGACATCTTGCATATGTGAGCCCACAATGAGCCTACACACAGACGCCCCAGAAATTGAGTTGGACTTGGGAGAAAACCCCAAGTCTGTGACCGTTAACCTAGAGTCGGAGGCTCCTGCCCCGTCGGAACAGGCTGTTGCTGCGGAAAAACCCAAGGCAGAGCCGGAAAAACACGAGGGAGAGCTTGAGCAGTACAGCGAAAAGGTCCAGAAACGGATTGATCGGCTGACTGCGCGCCTGCGCGAGACTGAGCGCCGGGAACAGGCCGCGTTGGAGTACGCCCAAGGCGTACAAAAACAGGCCGAGGAGCTTTCCCAGCGTCTGCACTACACGGACAATGGCCGGTTAAGTGAGGCCAAGGGTCGGATCGAAACCCAGTCGTTGACCTTGAAGCAGATCATCAAGAAGGCCCGCGAGGAAGGTGACATTGATACCGAGACCGAGGCATTGGAGCGCCTGACCAGTCTGCAGATGGAACATCGGCACGTTGCCGAGCAGACCCAGAGGGCGCAAACCCCGCCGCCGCCGGTACAGTCCTATGTTGCACCGCAGCGACAAGTTTCTCCCCCTGACCCCCGAGCCGAGGATTGGGCAATTGCCAATCCGTGGTTTGGAGCAGATGTAGGAATGACCAAAACTGCGTGGGAAATTCACAAGCAACTTGTAGAAAAAGAAAAGTTTGACGCAGCATCAGAGGAGTATTATGATGAGCTTGACAGGCGGATTCATGCCGTTTTTCCGAAAGAAACTACTTCGGAACAGCAGCGCGAAACGCCCCAGCCACAAATCAGAGCGCAACGTCCCGTGCAAGCAGTTGCGCCTGCCACGCGATCCTCCGGGGTCAATAGCTCTGCACGCCGCGCCGTTCGACTCTCGCCGAGTCAGGTCGCGATTGCTAGAAAACTTGGCGTTCCTCTCGAGGAATACGCCAAATATGTGAAGGAGTGACATAAATGGATGAACTAAAAATTGATCGCGGTTCCCGCACCGAGAAAACTCGTGAGGCAACTGCGCGCCGTCGTCCATGGGTACGTCCTTCGCGTTTGGATGCGCCTCCCCCGCCTCCGGGGTACGACTATCGGTGGATTCGGTCCGAGGTTAATGGGCACGTTGATAAGCAACACGTCTACGGAAAACTTCGTGAGGGTTACGAACTCGTGAGAATCGAGGAAGTACCTGAAGAGTACCGTGACATGCTGCCTACTGTAGATGACGGCAAGTATCAAGGCGTCATTGCGGTGGGTGGTTTGATGCTTGCCAAAATACCCAAGGAAACCAAAGCTGAACGCACTGCGTACTTTGATAAGGCAGCGAGGGATCAACTCCAAGCAGTCGATAACGACATGATGCGTGAGAATGCACATTCCTCAATGCGCATAAACAATCCTGAACGGACCTCTCGTGTATCTTTTAACGCTCCTCGCAATGGCGAGGGGTAATTGACCTTAAATCATTTGGAGAATTTCAATGGCTAACACAAATAAAGCCTTTGGTTTTCGCCCGGTAGGTCGCGTGGGCAGCACTGTTGCAAACCAAGGTAATACTGCGTACAGCATTACCAGCAACTATGGCACCGCGATTTATCAGGGTGATTGCGTTACCTTGTCTGGCGGCTACGTTAACGTAGCTACCTCTGGTCCGCTGTTGGGTGTCTTCATCGGCTGCCAGTACACCGATCCGACCACCAAGAAAACCACGTTTAAAAACTTTTACCCGGGTAGCATTGCTGCTTCGGACATCGTTGCTTTTGTGGTTGACGATCCAAGCTCCACGTTTATTGTTCAGTGTTCTGGCACTGCAGCAGTTACGGCCCCCGGTCGTAATGCTGTGATTGTCACGAGCACCTCTGGCAGCACCATCACTGGCATCTCTGGTCAGCAGGTTGATGTTCCTGCTACGGGCAATGCTACTTACGCGTGGAAAGTCATTGGCGTATACGACGCTCCGGGGAATAACGACCTGACGGCAGACTATGCAGATCTTGTCGTTAAGCCGAATAACCATCTTTATAATGCCGGTACCGGCACTGCGGGAGTCTAACCATGGCCATTACACGCGCCCAACTGGTAAAAGAGCTTGAACCCGGACTGAACGCATTGTTCGGTATGGAATACAAGCGTTATGAAAACGAGCACGAGGACGTCTTTGCAATTGAGTCATCCGAGCGTGCATTTGAAGAAGAAGTGATGCTGACCGGGTTTGCTGCGGCACCTGTGAAGGCCGAAGGCGCGGGCGTTTCATACGACCAAGCCAACGAGTCGTTCACTGCGCGCTACACCCACCAGACCGTCGCACTGGCGTTCTCAATCACCGAAGAGGCGATTGAAGATAACCTGTACGACCGTCTGGCTGCGCGCTACACCAAGGCGCTGGCTCGCTCGATGGCACACACCAAGCAGGTCAACGGTGCGTCGATTCTGAACAACGGTTTCACCAACTCCGCTGCGTACTACGGCGGCGACGGCGTGCCTCTGTTCAGCACCGCTCACCCGACCGCTTTGGGCCCGACCTTCTCGAATACCCCGTCGACCGCTGCTGACTTGAACGAGACTTCCCTCGAACAGGGCATCATCGACATCGCTGGGTTCACCGACGAACGTGGCCTGAAGATCGCTGTGATGGCAATGAAACTGGTTGTGCCGAAAGAGAACCAGTTCACCGCCGAGCGTCTGATGAAGTCGACCCTGCGTACTGCAACGGCTGACAACGACATCAACGCCATCAAGTCCATGGGTCTGATTCCGGAAGGGTTTGTGGTCAACCACTACCTGACCGATACCGACGCTTGGTTCCTGATGACCGATGCTCCGAACGGCCTGAAGATGTTCCAGCGCTCGCCGATCCGCACTGCCTTTGAAGGTGACTTCGACACCGGCAACGTGCGTTACAAGGCTCGTGAGCGTTACAGCTTCGGTTGGTCTGACCCGCGCGGTGCCTACGGCTCGCCGGGAGCTTGATGCAGTAATGAGACAGGGGGGCCTCGGTCCCCCTGTTTTCTAGGGATATTCACCAGCGCAGACGGCCCTAGCCGACATTGTAGTGACTGTGCCGGG